ATAATTTGTTTGCTATTTTGGAAAAATTAAAATCAGTATAAGGAATTTGCAAATACTCACATAATTCCATCATACTATTTTCTGTAAACAGCGTCTCATAAAATCCAATAAAAATATTTTCAAAGACTTGACGATAATTGTCTATCGTTTTTTCCCAGTTTAACAATCGGTATTCAAATGGAACAGGAATGTTCAATACATCATCTAACGTAACAGGAACATCGCTTGAAGTATTTTGTCGATATCTTCTAAATGTATCAGACATATTTTCGTTGGAGTCCAGAGACAACTTAGCGATTACATCTAATTTTGTTTCTGAAATTTTCTGACTTATTGGATCTCGAAGAATAATTACGGGGCGAACATTGAATCCATACAAGGTTGCCTTCAGTGCAAACTCTTTAAGTTGTTCTATTGTTGCAAAACCATTGGAAGGCGACATTTCACCCAGAAGTTTAACTTCGGGATTTTCTGCCAGTTTTTGATAATGATCAAAGAAATTGGATTTATCAAAATCAGGATTCAGAGTGAACCCATCCATAAAAAGAAAATATTCTTTTATGCTAGATAGGTCACAGTCCCCACGGCCGTTTAACTCCCCATACAACCACGTGCTTCCCGCTCTTGCGCAACCCGCGTATAAAAGCAAATTTATCACGAATTATTCCGAGAGCGGTTCTGACTTTTTTGATACCTTCTTCTTCTTAACCTCGGGCTTTTTCCAACCAGTCAGAAAACTATCTAGCACATCGGCAAGAGCAGGATAAATATCAAGAATTGTTTTATCTTTTGCCGCATCCAAAAGAACTTGTTCGTCAGGATGAACACCTTGACAAATCTGCATCCAGATTTCTTCGCGGCGCCACTGAGCGACATTTGCTGCGCTGCCGTTAGGAAGAAGCGTTAGGATCCGTCTAAATTCCATGGTGATAGTGGTGTCAGACATACCAGATGGTAGTCCTTCATTCTTAATGGGTGTCTTACCATCAGGTAGATTGTATGGCCCCTGTTCATATCCTACGCCCCAAGCTAGAAAACGCATAAAAATAGAGTTGCCAAGAGAGACTGCCCGAACTCGTTCGCGCAATTCGTCTACGTCCTTTACCTCTGTTACCCAATCCAGGGCTTCATTGATATACTTAAACTTCTTCGGCTGTAATCTTGTTGCCATTGCTAATTCTCTTTCTCAATTCAGTAGTGCTAAAGCTGTGCCTGCGACTATTGTAATAAACTTCCATATCTAGTTCGTCACCAGTAAACCGCTTACCGTAATAATCTTGGCCGATGATGCGAACATCCCAGTCATAACATTGTAGTATATTTAGCAAGTCTTCTTCCGTCGTATATGGAATGATATCGTCCACATACCTACAGGCTTGCACCTGAATATACCGTTCTACCAGAGATTGAACGGGCTTGTTCTTCTCTGGGCGGTCAATCGTTGGGTCAGTCTGTAACGCCACAACTAATCGGTCACACTGTTCTTTAGCTTCCTGTAGCATAAGAACGTGACCCGCGTGAAACAGGTCAAAGCAACTGGCTGTGATGCCTACTCGCTCATCGGAACTATTAAAATTCATCGATCAAATCAATCATCTGCTTCATACGATTTGCAATAAAGTAGTTTAGAAGACCACTGCGGTCGCCACCTTTCTGCTTCTCGTAACTATCTATAACATCATTTTTGATGTCTTCAGGAATACGCGACAGGTCGACCAGTTCGCGGTTGCGCTGAAAGTTGCGCCACATCTCATCGCTAGTGATGAAGTCTTCTGGCTTCTGGTGCTTCCACTGAGCAACCTTATCTTTCTTCATGGGACGCTGGCGTGAACCAGTGACAAAAGTATCATCGTCTGATAGGATGTTAGGAACACCGTCACCCTTATCGCCCATGATAATGTGTTCCATAAGAACAGCGGCAGGCGTCTCTGTTATCTTAACAAACTTCTTTTGAACCGGAGCATACTGCTTGACGTTGGACCATTTCTGTAACTGATTGAAGTCATGGTCACCAGAAAGAACGAGAAACGGCTCTGCACTGGGCAGAAGGCCATCGACATTCGAAGTCTGACTATATTCAGCCAAAACACCTATTACATCATCTGCTTCTGCGCCGTCAACATCGATGACAGGATACGGAAAGTGTTCTGACAATTCAGCACGAACCTGGTGCAATGCTTCGAAGATGGAATTCCAATCAAAGCCACTATCGGCGCGGTTCTTCTTACGATTAGCCTTGTAGTTAGGGAAGAACTGACGGCGCCAGTAGTGGCGATTATCACATGCAATAACAATCTCGCCAAACTCTGGTCCGAACTTACGCTTATAAGAACGGATTGAATTGATAATCATGTGGCGTATCAGAGGTAGATTGACCTCTACATCACGGCGACCACCAAGTTCTGCCATCATATTGCTAATTGCAACTTGATTAAAATCTACTACAATCATTCGCTTTCACCCTTGCTTTTAGTTAAGACTTCGCGAATGTCATCCAGAAGATTTATTTCTGGACAGTGGACGCCAGCTTGACGCATATACATGCCTTGAATCATAACAGCAATAACGGCACAATCGCCGTTAAAGTTGTCATTCAACTTACCCAACTTCTTGTCTACGGCCCTCAAAATGCCATTCAGACAAGCATGGGCAAAAGCCTCAGCGTCCTGATATGCAGAATATTCGGTAGCACCTTCAAGAAAGTAATTGTAGGATTCCAAATCTTCTTTCGTGGGCGGCGCCGAACGAGGTCGAAGATATGTAATGTTATCATTATCTGACATTAAAAGACTTTCAAAATTAAAGTTGTTGCCGTGAGTCGAGGGCGCACATTCGCATTCTTACTTTTAACAGAAGAATACCATTTTGTCAAGTCTTTTTTAGCGGTCGCAGAAAATGCAGGAATCTGTTCTTCTGGCTTTCGAAGCAATTTGCAACTGGACATGGCCTCATCATAACCCACGAGAGATGCACCCTTTACAGTGATGCCACCACCGACTGGACTATAATACTTGGAAATCTTGCGGGTCTTTGTATCGAACGCCCAGACTTCACTACAGTTAAGAAGGTTGATGGGGTCAACGCTCTTGCCGAACTTAGGGTCTTCTACCAAGAACTTGACTGCCCGTACCAGTTTAGTTTTATCTTTGGGCTTCTTACTGCGAACCTTGGCAACTTGCTTACTAACATAAGCCTTCTTGAGGTCATTGACATAACCTTCGATAAGCTGGACAATCTTCTTGATGAGTGTGATACCAGGGAACGGGAAAGAATCCATGAACTCAATCTGTTCTTCGGTCAAAGTCTTTCTATCTGTCCGACGAAGTTCCAGAACTTCTGAATATTCTGCCAGAAGAGGCTGGAGCTTATCAGCACAAGCCGCATACTGCTTATCATTCATCTTATATGGCATTAGAATTTGAGCCATGTTCTTATTGTCTTCGCCAGTGATAAGATTTTCGATTTCATCATTTACAAGAGACAAGATGTAGGTAGAAGCCAGTTTAACGGGCTTGACTACCTTGATCACAGGAGAGGCAACAGGCTCATCATCGTCATCTGACTTGATGCGCTTGTTTGCCACTTCCTGAATCTTTTCCCAGATGCGGTTCTGGTGAACCTCGCTTACTGGGAAACCACGCATGGCAATTCGAGCCGTGTTGGCATAGGTTCTAGGTAGAAACTTATCTGGTACCTGACTGACAGCCTTTAGCTTCTCTTTATCGGCTTTGAACCAATCAGTAAGAAAAGCGCGGCAGTCTTTGGCATCTACAATATAGTTATACCAGTTAAGAGCATTGCTAAATTCGCTTTGATAGTTTACAGGTTCGTAACTATCGGCCCAGATAGGCTCGACACCGACGAACTTCGACTCAGCAACAGGTACCTTAAGTTTATACATAATCACTCCTTGTCAATATATCTCATTATACGATATATCAAGGTATTTGTCAACCCTCAAATTTTACTGAAATTACAGTATCATAGCGAAAAGAACGCCATGCATTCTTATCGAGGTCCCATACGGCCAGCGAATCAGTAGGACCCTTTTTCTGAATTGATTCTTCGAGATCGGTTTGCTTTGGTAATACCGATTCTTGTAGGGTGCAACGCATTACCCGCTCATCACCATTCTGCTTCGTAAAAGTAACTGTGCCTACCTTAGCACGAAGATTGTTTGTAAGGTCTTCGCGCATTGCTTCAACGTCGGTCATCATTTCACATTCTCCTAATATTTTTTTCATCGACTATAATTTGACCTCTTGCATTTTTGCGAGGAGGGTCTGGCATAGAAACATCATGAGTAGAACCATGCTTCTCAAACTGAAAGAAGTCTGGAACTTCTGGTATGAGGGCTTTTGGTTTCTGCTTACGTGTTTTCTTAGCTTTTGGCGTCTCGGTTGGAGCTTTCGGTTCATCCACTTCAACTGAGACAATATTCACTATATCTGATTCTTCTCGTTTTGTCAACCCTAAAAATGTCATATTTGCTGCAATTATCAAAAGAATTGCCAGCGGGTCAAAAACAAAGATAAGAATGATAATCATCATACGGACGGCCTTGTCGATGGTGGCATTATCACCACTACCATAGAATAGTTCCGCTACATATTTGATTGGTCCTACTTCCGCTTCGAGTATGAGGTTCTCTGTTTTGAGCGGTATGAGATTAGTCTCAATAGTCTCAATGTTTGTAGTTGCACCCTCAATTTCTTTATTGAGCGCCGCACGTTCCCTCTTTTGTCGATTTCTAATGAAGTTAGCATCGAGGATATTTTCGCCAGTAGTGAGTCTGTCCAGAGTATCCAAAGATGTTTGCGCATTCTTTAGTCTCCTTTCAGCCGAAGTCTTCTGACTTTCTAGTTGTGCAATCTGTAATTGTGCTGAACCGCCAACTGTGGTGTGTTCAATATGCGCTTTACTTAGATAGCCGAACACACCCATGCTGGTGATGAACGACAAGACTACCACTGCTATCGTAAAGTATGTCTTCAATAGTCTGTTAGCAATCTTCCAGTTACGATACACCCAACTTGCTGTCACAAGTTTAGCTAGTTCTAGGACAATACCCATAGCAGCGATTGCAATAGGTGAAGCAGGAAAGATGGCCATCAAGCCTAATATAGAAAAATAACCAGCTACACTAGTAATCGCTAGTGCTACCAGCATCAAGAGGGCTGCGAAAAACATCCAGGTCTCCAGTCAGGTAACTTTAATTCTTTCAAGTGCGATAGTCGTAATCTAACATTCCACATGTCATTGATACACCGATCATCAAATCGATACTCCCATTGTAGAATATGCTCGACTGCTTTTGCGTGAGATTTGCCGGCATATTCTGCAACAACTTCTTTACGCATTTCGCCTTCATAGTTAGTAACATATGTAGAACTACCAAAATATTTTTCAAATAGTTTATCAGTCTTACATGAATAACCAATATAGTATTTGCCGTCGTCAAAGTAGGTGCAATAAACTCTATGCACTTTCTTTGGCAACGGCTTCTTCTTTTTAATAACCATTAGTTCACTCCGAGTGTGAACTATTTATTCGTCCTCGTCCCAGTCATCAAACTCGAGGTCTTCTTCGGCTATCTTGGTTCCACAAAACGGACAGTATTTAGTTTTGTAGTATTCTTCATCCAATTCATGCTCCACCAAAAACACGGCATCACATGAAAAGCATTCCTGTTCTTCCATTATGCAGCTCCCCAAACACTTTCCCATGTACCAGATAGAGCGCCCTTGGCATAATCGGTAGCACGATTTTCAAAGAAGTTGGTATGAGTAGGCGCATTGATCATTTCTTCAACCCATGGTAGAGGATTCTTCTTTACTTTAAAGA